AAGTAATTTGATAAAAAGACAGGCCATTAAGCGTATAGGCAAAACCAACAGCATCGCTTGAAACGCTGTAATTGTTGAACAGATATTCGGTGTCGTAATTACTGACAGGTGATAGCGTGTAGCCATCTAAAACACAAACAGAAAGGCCGCCGCTACGATCCCGAAACAGGCCGACAACATTACCCTTTATCTTTGACAACGACCAACGCGCGGCGAGACCTCCTTCGCTTGGTGCTGCATTAATGCGGGTAAAGCTAAACGCCTGGTCACCGGCATTATTCCAAAGTTCTATAGTCGAAGTGCCAAGCAAACACAAATTACCCTTATCAGCAATGACAGCCTGTAAATTATCTGGGTTGCTTTCAGCCGTGGCAAAGTCAAGCGCACCCCAAGTTAATCCATCATATAAGCCGCTATAATAAAACTGTCCAGTACTTGGTCTAGCTGCAATAAAACGCCCATCAAGGAAGGTAACGCTATTACCGGCCAAATCAATAAGTGGAGTTGTTACATATGGCAAAGAAGCCGTTATCTCTGTGAATACGTTGGTTGTAGTATTCAAAATATAAGCACGAATGCCGGTAAAAATACACAGCTCAACGCCATTATTTGCAAACGTAACATAGCCGTTATTATCTCCGGCCGTTAATGTCGCCGCTAATATTGCCGCTCCACCAGGGGCGATTTTATAAAGCTTATCTCCATGCAAGGAAAAAGTTCTATTTATGGATTCCATAAAATGAATTCCGCGAGAAACCTCATTGCCATTGTAGCAATACCTTACAAGCCCTGGCGTTCCAATGGCGGCAACCTGAGATTTATCTGCATAGGTTTGAATATCAAAGTACATGTTTAAACGATGCTGAGCAGTCAAGTTAGAAGATTTTGACTGTTGCCCTATGCCAAATAAATTATAAATTGTGGTCATTATCGACCCTCGCCCCACGAATAATGATTACCGTCTTTATTCTTGAAGTTACCACCCCATGTGCCACCTATCGACTCCCACCATGACCCAATCTTTGCATGATCTTCAGTAGAGCTTAAAAACTTGCCGTCTTTAAACAGGTTCAAATCAATCGCCATTCGTACCTTATGAAAACTATTTGCTGCGCCATAGCCTTTCTTCTCGCCCATTCTTCCGTGTAATCGCGGATCTCTGTAAGCGTCGCCTAATGATACCTGATAGCCCATTTCCTGAGCTTTCAATATGAGTTGTGCAACATGGGTCGCAAATTTGTTTTGTTGTTCTACTGTCATTTTTTCTTGCCCTTTTTGTCCTTAAATTGACTTGCCAGCGTAGTTCCCGCCAATACGCTCGCCAAAATATTCGCGCTGTCTTTGTTGAATGGGTCGAAGGCTGCGAATCGAGACCTGATGTTTTTAGGGTCAAAAACATTGTATTCTTTGTTTATATCGTTGAAATTTTTGTATGATCCATCATACCCACTGTTAATAATTTCTGAGTTCTGCAAAGATTGGTGCCTGTAGTCGTCTCCATCCCATTCAGTTAAATTACTTTTTATCTTTGCGGGAATAATATTTAACCCATCAATTCCTTTTCTTGCTGCAAAAAAAGCCGATTCTTTTGGATCATCTGACAAATAAACACCTTTCCCCATAAATCCATCACTACTAGAAATAATGTTTGTCAAATCTTCTGTTGTCCCATGATAAGCATCAATATCAAACCCCAAAGCCCGCGCCCTATCCATAGCAGTATTATTAGGTGGCAATCCTAATCCACCCTGCTCGACTGGCAAAGCCGCGTGTTCCTGCGCTATCTTGTGCGCCCTGCTGAACTCTGTTTCTGGCAGGTCTGCAATGCTTCTCTATTCCCCGTTTCCATAACGATCAATAAGCCTGCCAAGTGGCACATCGTCAAGCTTATCGTCTGCCATTGGGTAATTTGCGCGCCGCTCGGCCATAGTCATGTTCATGCGGTTTTGTGTTGCTCTGGCTTGCGCTTCCCCAGTTAAGCGCAAGTAAACGTCTAGTGCAAATAGGGAGTTATCAACTGGGGATCCGCCTTGTGGCCATCCTTCTTTAAGTTGTATTTGATGTTGATGCTCATGTAATAAGTAATTTTCAAGTTCTGACAATGGGGACTGTATTTCTATTAAGTCATAATTTGGGTGATATGCTGCTGTTCCATCAAATCCCTTATTTATATTATAATATAAGCCAGTTCCTTCTAAATCTGGATAGTTTTTATATAATTCAGGATGATGGCTTATATCTCCAACTTGCGCTTTGCCATACATGCTATGACCTGTCATTGGATGATAATTAACTTCTATTTCTCCCCTGTTTGGGAAAGCTTTTGCCAAGCTGTCATCAATCTCACTAAACAAGTGCCCGGAAGGAAGCCGACCGATTAAGTGATCTTTCCAGACTTGAGCAGGATTAACGCCTTCATCAAGTAACTTAGCGGCCATTGCTGCTTTTTCTTTATCCCATTTTAACGACTTTGGGCCTGTGAATGTGCCAAGCATGGGCGCGTTAAGTGCTGCCGATTGCGCCCATTCCGACATTCTTTCTGGACTTTGAAAATCCTCATTGCTCGGAATATGAGCAGAAATACTTTTCTTTACCGCGCTGCCAAAGTTTTTTACGTTTGGGTAAGCATCCTTTAATTGCGAATAGTCGCTTATAGCGTCATTTGCGGATTTTTTGAACCGCTCAAACAGTGTCGTCATAAATCAACGACCACTATAAATATTAAATCTTGTACCGGCATTTGGTCCTAATATTGCCTGATCTGCTGTGGTTGTAATTGGCCGATAATTTACCCGTTTAACCGCTGCTTTTGCGGCTGTTGCCATCCTGATTACATCCTCTCCGGCTGTCGTCTGGTATTCTGGCGCAAGCGCTACGGCCAGAATGGTTTTAAGCATTTGCTTATAGCCTGGAGGAAGGCTTATTGATGTGTACAGAGTAGCAAATTGCGCCAACTGTTTTCTTGAGTAAAACGTCACCGTGTTAGCCGATGGCGAGATAGGCCACAAATACACATTAGCAAGTGGGTATTGCTCTTCGATGTATGCGTATTGTGTGTAATTGGTATTAAGTGTTTTGAGCTTAATTGCCGCCCAATCGTCATAGGCCATTATCCGCACCGGCCAATCTGTTCCAGACACATTAACCGTACATTGATCGACACGTAACGGTCTTTCGCTGTTGAAATTTCCCCCAGTTCCCCAGGTATGAATCGCCTGATTTGGCGTTAGCGTGAAAGTTTCTTTAACTTCATAAGGAATAATAAACGACTCAAGGCTTAATGACTCAAGTATTAAATTGAGAGTATCAAGCCCGTCGTTCGCTTCATCAGCGGTTATAACCGTATCGGACGAATAAACCTGTAATAATTTTAAAGCGCCTTTTATAAGGTCTTGTGCCGTTGTTACAGACATTTATTCGCCCTACTTGTTAAGTTTAACCGCGTATGTAATTACCCAAAATTGCCAGTGACCACACCCCGGAGGCTGGTGGTGTAATTGGATTCATAGTGGTATTTTTCCAGGTAATAATCACTGCATCATTTGTGGTGCAGACAATAGAGATAAGCGCTAAACCGTTCGGAACATCGATGGCATCCCTCGGACTTATAGCAAATCTTTTATCTGTCGTTCTTACACCTGTTACTGTCACCGTATCAGAGAAAGGGGTCGCTTCTGATGTAATCGTACCACCGGCGATTGCTGTTGCTGCACCGCTTATTTGATATGAAGCTGAAGCAAGTGTAGTTATGGGCAATTCGCCCGTTCTGTTTCTTAAATTATTTGAAGTTGGCATGGCTTAACCCCCTATCCTGCAAGCAAGCTCTGGGTAAATAGTTTTGACCCCGAACAGGCAATCGATACGACAAGGTAACTGGTTAGAGTTAATATCATATTGTTGAACAATTCGCATACTGATACCGTCATGAACTTCTCGGCCTGCAAAATGTACACCTTGAGGAAGCACTAAATCAGCCGTAGCCAAAGCAAAAGCGCCCTTATTGAACGCCAAACCTTGAGATTGAGCAGCCGCACCAACCGCGCCTGTGTGCCATGTAACAGTGCCCGCACCTGTTGACGCTGTGCCTGTGCAAGTGGCGAACTGTCCGCTGGTAATGTAAGCAGGATAACACGGGATATTTACTGTTGCTGCGCTTAATTGCGTATCGGCAGTTACAACAAATTGCATTAAACGACCTGTTGAAGCTCTTGACTGTGGATTGATAGCGTAAACACCGGCAACGCTGAATACATCGCCTTGTTTAAGAATAGCCGTTGACCCGCTGCCAGTGCAAACTATAGCAAAATATGTTTGTCCCTGAGCAGGAACCGCGCTATTGTTTGTTGCCGTGCCAGATCCAAGCGGGGCGAATTGTTGCATGTTTGCATCAACAGCCCAATCAAACCCCAAAGTATTTGTGGCAAAACCGGCATCTTCAAAAATCTTGCTGATCTTTGTCGAAGGGTTGAACAGGCTTGTCATCACTGTTGCTTGTGAAACTTGCGACATTGGATCAACAACAATCGCTCTCTGGGATGTTGGGACGCCTGTTTCTGTAAGAATAGCGCCAGCCGTCATAACTTGGCCTTGTACACCGGCCAGCGTTTGCGAACCGCCGTTTAAAGCGCCAGCCGTCCCGTAACTGGCCGAAGATGCACCGTGATTAACTAAACGGAACACATCCTTATATAGCCCAGCAAGAGCATAATCGATTTTGTTGGCGACCGTATCTAATGCAGGTTCTAAAAACCGATCTGCAAAGTCATCAATGTTTAGCGTTAAATCGGTTGTGCTAAAGGAAATGTCACAACCGGCAAGCGTGTCAAGCGTTAAAGGCACAAAGCTTTCTTGTGATCCTTCAACTTGTAATGCTTCGCCAGTACGCCCCAAATAACGTGGTGGCTTTCTTAGGTTAATGGTTGCGCCGATCTTGGCTCCTGCAACTGCGAATTTGTCGTCATACTCGCGTGTTACATTTTGAGCCAGTACCAGCTTGTTTTTTAGGCGAATCAACGCCTCTTTTGTTATCACCGAACTGGTGAGGGTAGTATTACTTGGCATAAAATTACCTTGTCTTAGGTCACTTATCAATCCGCATCCGCGGTCACTTATCTGTTTTCTTAACTACATTTTGTATTACTTTCTGACCACAAAAAAAAAGCTTTCCATCTGTAAAAACATATCTACGCGGCTTTCTTATATAAAGCTGATTATTCTTTTTTATAAAAAAATCTGTATTCATTTGTTTTTTTGAGATTTCCTGTACGCCGCATATTCGGCCATAGTCATTTTTTCAGGGTCTTTTGTGCTTTTAGATGCTGCGGCCTTTAGTGGCTCTAACGGTGCAGGTGCGTTTGATATGTGCGCCTTGGTTGGCGTTTTTTGCTTGTTCATTTGCGCTTCAATCTTCCCGATGTAACGGGCTGCTTGAGCGAGCGACATATTTGATAGCTTGTCTAAATCATCCGTATTTTTACCGAGATAATAGACAAGCTCTATTGGGTTGTCTGTGTCCATAAGTAAATCATTAAATGCAGGCACTCTAGATAATGGGTGGTCTTTAAAATCACCAATTGCTTCATCATAGTCGTCATGTGATTTTTGAGCCTCGACCGCTAGCTCAGCTATTGCCTGTTCCTTCTGTTTATTGGACACGCTTTTTCTGTAATTGTCAACAGCTATTTGTGCCTTATATTCTGCTACCGCTTCATGATAATCGGGATCATATTTTCCGGCAGGAAACTGCTCAGGATCTGGCGCGCCATTTTGCAATGTTTTAATTTGCGGTGTCTTTGCGTTTTGCAATTCGCTTTCAAGCGCTTCGATACGCCGCTTTAGTTCGTTTTTCTCCCATGTTTCCTTGGCAATGCGCTTTTGTACGCGCTTGCTGTACTCTTCCTTCTCTATTTCTTCTGCCGTTTTTTCTGGCTCATGAGTTTCATTTACGGCTTCATTTGTTACTTCTTCATTTATGTCTTCTTCAGTCATTATTGCGCCTCCGGTGGCGTAATTGGTTGCGGCATAGGTTGTGCCGTTTTTTGCGGGATTTTTATTTGTTGCTCTTGTGCATCAGATTTTATTCCATCCTCCTCCTCGTCTTCCATTTCTTCAAGCTCAC